CGACAATAAACTCGTCCTCCATGCAAAACATCTACAGAAACTGCCTGATCAAATCTTAATCTTACAAATTGCTCATTTATTGGTTCAATAGTTAATCCAGTTACATCTTCAGGAATAGCTGTTTTTCCAACAGCATCAAATATTTTTGTAGTTTTATTTGCTGAAATTAATCCAGAGGCATTAAAACTAAAAACCTCAAATGTATATCTTCCAATTGGAGTGTCTAAAAGTTCAAAATCAGTGCTTGTAACTACTTGTGAAACAAAGTTACCATTTTCATATTTATAATTAACTTGATATTGACTAGCACCGTCGACGGGCTGCCAATCAACAATAAGTTTACTTCTTGCAATGTTATTAATTGCAATAGTTTGTTCAGAAATAGTTAAGTTGCTTGGTGGATTTGTGCGAACGTTTAATAATGATACTGTTCTCGCTGGTAATGCCGTACCATTTTCAATAAAAGCATATTTGCCCTCAACATAACTAAGTGCTGTTATAAGATAATTAATATCATCTTGCTCTTCAACAGTAATAACTCTAAAAAGTTGTGTTTGCAAACTTGTGCTTGAAAGTAAATATGGTGCATTTGCATTTGGAGCAGAACTTAAAGCGGAATCTAAAGTTAAAACAGAATTATTAATTGCCGTTATTGATTTTGTTTCAACTGTTCCATCCGACAAAATAACACTTAATGTAGGAGAGTCTCCTAAAGCTGGCACATCTGTTTGTGAAATTGAATCAATTGTAATTGCGGTTGTTGTTGCTGAAACAACACGACCACCTCTTCTTGCTCCAGCTCTTACAGGATCATTCACCTCTATAACATTATTTGGTCTTACAACTATTCCAGCATCAATAGAAGTTGTAAAATTAATAACTTCTGATTCATTTTGCTCTGCGAATAAAATCGCTCTGCCCAACCTTGCAGCTTGATTTCTTGATGTGCAAGCAAAAGCTTTAACTTGTTTTACAACTGTACCTATTTTTGATATTGCTGTCGCATCCTCTACTACTTCAAAATCAACCTCTGAAGAATCCATATTGAAATAACTTACTGAAATTACAGAATGACGTTGTTTTAAACTACTGCCTTGATAAGCAAATCCTGTCTCTCCAACGTTTGCTAAATTAAATAAATAACTTGCAGTTGTTGGTTTGTCTTGACTTATTGTGACGGCCCCAGCAGACCATATTGGCATACATCTCATTACACCAGCAAGATCATTGATTGCTGCAAATGCTTCTTTTGGACTTTGAATATTTACATTACAACTAAATCGAGCCTCTTGCGAACCAGAACCAGTGCCATCATCCACCAGTTCATTTGCAAATTTGCTAGCAGCTACAAAACTAAATAAATCTAAATTACTGTCAATAATATGATCACCTAACCCATATCTAGTATTAGTCAAAAGATCAAGCAAGCACATGGCTGGACAATTTGTATAGGTTGCTGCTCCCATAACTCCGTTAAAAACATAACCATCTGGATATATAATTCTTCCTGTTTGTAAATCAACCGTTGGAGTTCCTGAGTTATTTGCACCTGCAGCAGGGATTCGCACTTTTATTCCTCTAATTCTGTATCTTCTAGTAGGTATGCTATTAAATTGTTTACTGTCTAATCTCAATGCCACATAAGCCGAATTAGCATAGGTTGAACTATTATCTATAACTTCTTGAATACTTGTAAATTGAAAACTATTAACTGTTGTTGCACTCGTGCTGTCAGCAGTGACTCTTATAACCCTAAAATCAACTGGAAATGAGCCTGTGATTTCTATTCTATGATCTTTCGCAAAAGCATCAGCTGTTCTTCCAGTTACAGAGGTAGAAATAATATCGTTAAAACCTCCTCCGTTATATTGAACTTGAATTTTGTAATCAATAGTATCTCCTAAAATATCACCGTTATCTTTAAAAATTTGAATTTGAGGCCAAGTTAAAGTTATTATCACCGCATCAACATCTGTATTTGTAACTTGTCGTGTCACTGGTGCAGAAGTTGTAACTGTTACATTTACCCCTGTTGGCGATCTTGTTTCTGCAGGTATTCCAGACATTGCTGTTTGGTTTGCAGTTCCAAATTTTGATTTAAAAGTTACATCTTGAAAATTAAAATCAGTTTCAGCTGGACTTGAACTTGAAGCATTTGCATTAAGTATTGGAGTATCGTCAAGGAATACGTCTTTGAGACTTGCGTTTTCATAAGCAGTTGTTCCTTTTGTTAAATTTTCTTTTGAGGCAGTTGCAAAACCTTCAATTTCTCCCTCAGAAATTAAATCTTGAATTGTTGCAAACTGTCTAGAATTTAAATTATCTGGATCACGGATTGGTTTTCTGGATTCTTGCTTTTTACCACCTCCACCTGATCCTTTTATGTATTTCATCATGCCACCACTTGATTTGTATCTAAGGCAGCTGAGATTACCACCGAGCCAGTTATAATTTCTCCATAAACTATTGGTACAGGTGTACCAGCCCTTGATGTATTTTGCACACCACCAAAGCTGAAAGATATCCTAGGATCTTCTTCTGAGGCAAATTGTTGTTGATCTGGAACAGGAAATAACATACCACTCACTCCACCAAGAACTAATGCAGCACCAACTCCAAAAGCGGCTTTTGCTCCTAAACCAGCTGCAGCAAAACCACCAGCACCAAAGGACATGGGTGCAGCAAACAAACCACCAACACCGAAGCTGGCGGCAATTAAAGCACCGCCAAGCACTATTTTTCCCACATTACCTCTACCAGATATTACAGGAATAAAATTTATCTCTTGACTTCCCGTTGGATAATGTATTTCATCCTTATCAATAAAATCACCACCAACTTGAACAGAATAATACTGTGGATTCATATAAGCTTCTACTTCTGGAAAATTATGAACTAAAAAGCTTACTGCTTGTGCAACGCTGTTTACTTTGACATCAAATTCTTTATGGCCGATAAATTTAGCTAACTTACCGTGTAATTTTATTTTACTTAACATAACGCAGCCTCTTTCCTGTGCATTTTAGCAACCATTCATTATATGGTTCTATACAACTAAGTCTATCTGATAAATGATGTAGAACATCCCCATCTATAAAAATCGCCACATGGTTTAAACCTTTTCCAAGAATTGACATAAACAGTAAATCACCATTTTCAAGTTTTTCATTTGCCTTTAACTCTCTAAATCCTGTTTTCCACGCATGACTTTCAAACATCGGATTATTTGCAAACTCTTCAGGTGTTGGTCTGTCCCAATCTTTTAATTTAATGTTTTTATTTTCTTTGTACCAATCGACAACTAATGA